TCCTAGTGAGGATGAAGGGGCTAATCTCATACTGCTCGACGCCATCAAAGGTAGATACGAGTTCCCTGAATTACGGAGATTGGCCCTTGAACAATATAAATACTGGCAGCCAGAAACAGTTATAGTTGAGGCAAAAGCATCAGGTTTACCTTTGACATACGAGCTGAGAAAGATGGATATACCTGTTGTCAACTTCTCACCGTCGAAGGGAAATGATAAGCATGCACGTGTAAATGCTGTTGCACCTTTGTTTGAATCTGGTATTGTATGGGC